GTGAAGAATTAGGTAAACCTTTATGGTTAGACCAACCTGATTACAGACAACCAAGAAGCGTTACGATTGCTTGGACCGTTGACAGTTTGGCATTTTATAATTTAGCTTATTGGAGAATGACCGAGCAATATGCCGATGACGGTCGAGGATCTAGATATGAATGGATCGCTAATAATCGCGTAACTTTTACTACAAATAAATTTGGTACAGAAATAGAAGAATATTATGTGGACGGAATCCGCGCGCCGATGTCCGGACTTGGAAGTTTAATTACTTTCCAAGGTTTAAACGGTGCCGGAATTTTGCAATCAGGAGCACGCACAATCCAAGCAGCTTTAGATTTAGAAAAAGCCGCATCCGTTAGTGCTGCTACACCAATGCCAACAGGATATATAAAAAATACCGGTGCAGATTTACCGGAGCAACAAATTAGCGGTTTACTTGCATCATGGAAAGCAGCTAGACAAAATCGCAGCACAGCTTATTTAACTTCTACACTTTCATACGAAGCTACTTCTTTTTCACCTAAAGAAATGATGTATAACGAAGGTTTACAATTCCTTACCACTCAGGTTTGCCGTTTATTTGGAGTACCTGCTTGGATGTTATCTAGTGATATGAATAATAGCATGACCTATCAAAACGTATTAGATTCTAGAAAAGAATTTTTGGCTTATACGTTACAGCCTTATATTTCAGCTATTGAAAATCGTTTATCAATGAATGATATGACCGCTAACGGTAACGTAGTTCGTTTTGCCGTCGATGATACTTTCTTACGAGCAGATGCAGCAGCTAGATTAGACGTTATCGAAAAAATGTTAAATCTTGGATTAATTGATATTAACCAAGCTAAAGAAATGGAAGATTTAACGCCGGACGGAAACGAATCCGATGAAATAGAAGTAGAAGACGATTCTATGGAAGAAGATGTATTAGATCCCGGAAATGAATTAGGAGCATAAATGGAAATAGAAAACGTACGTTTAACTTTTGCAAGCGAAATTGAAAGTAGCGACCAAGGGCGTAGGTTAATCTCTGGCATCGTGTTGCCGTTTAATACTGTAGGGAATACTTCAGCTGGTCCAGTAATTTTTCAAAGTGGATCGGTAGAAATTCCCGAAGCTCGCAAAATAAAATTGTTAGCGCAACATAGCCAAAACGATCCAATCGGACGAGCACAAAGTTTTCAAGTAACCCAGGATAAAATTTACGGCACTTTCAAAGTAAGTGCATCACAAAAAGGTACAGATTATTTAACTTTAGCCGCTGAAGATTTAGTAAGTTCACTAAGTATCGGTGTAGATGTAATTAAGGCTAAAAAAGATAAAGACGGCGTACTAGTCGTATCTAGTGCCGTAATGCGTGAAGTTTCTTTAGTCGAGAGCCCGGCCTATCCCGATGCGATCGTTACTAAAGTAGCTGCTAGCGAAAGCGAAGCAGAAACCGAAGAAAAACCAACCGAAACAGAAAGCGAGGCTACTGTGGATAAAACTCCCGAGCCAACCGAAACTAAGGCAGAGGCAGATACTCCAGTAGTAGAAGCCGCTCGCCCTGTAACTGCAACCCCTTATATCTCCACAGCTGTACGCTCACCTATTAATTCAATGGGTAGCTATACAGAGCACAAAATTAAAGCAGCTTTAGGATCTGACGAATCACGTCTATTTATTGCTGCTGCTGACGATTCATTTTCTACAAACCCAGCATTTAATCCAGTTCAATACCTAAGCGAGTTTGTAACTAATACTCGTTTTGGTACTCCAGCTATTGATGCTTGCAGCCAAGGCACTTTGCCGGCTTCAGGTATGACGATCTCTGTACCTTCACTCGTCACTAGCGCAGGTGGTCAATCAGGTGTAGCTCCAGTAGTAACTGTAGAAGCCGAAGCCGGCGCAGTTCAAAATACTGGAATGGTTACAGAGTATCTAACTGGTACAGTAAGTAAATATTCAGGTATGAATACACTCTCCGTAGAGCTTCTAGAGAGATCAGATCCTAATTTTTACTCAGAATTGACAACCCAGTTACAGAATGCCTATTTAACTGCAATCGATACAGCTGTAGTAGCTGCATTAATTACAGCCGCTACCGCTGCTTCAAATGAAACAGCTGACAGCACCGGCATTATTGATTTTACTTCTGAAGCCGCTGCTAATATTTATAAAAATACTGGCTATTTTGGTCAAAATTACATAGCTAACCCATCACAGTATCAAGCTCTATTGGGCGCAACTGATACAACTGGACGACCAATTTACAATGCGATTCAACCAATGAACGCAGCAGGACAAGTACGACCAACTTCAATACGTGGTAACGTGTTAGGTTTAGATCTATACGTAGATAAAAACTTCGCAGCGACTACTTTCGACGATGGATCTGCTTTAATCCTTGCACCTGAAGCCTTTACCGTATATCGCAGCTCCCAGGCTTATATGAGCGTAAATGTAGTTTCAAATCTGCAAGTACAGGTAGCTATCTATGGCTTTATGGCAACAATCGCCAAAATGCCTGGCGGTATCTATAAGTACATGAAGGCTTAATTAAATAAATAAGTAATCTCTAGGGTTTAGTAGCCCTTAACCCTAGAGAGCTATTAAGAATTGGAGTATAAAGATGCCAGCTAGCTACGTTACGGTCGCGGAATTGCGGAGTAATATGGGAATAGGATCTTTATACTCTGATTCTGATTTAGAATCTGTCTGTCAAACAGCCGAGGACCTTCTTAACCAATATTTATGGTTTGATAGTGCTCCTGTCGTAGCTGCGATGGTTCAAGATAACGTAGCTACTCTTATGCTTGCCAACCCTGGCATTTTCGTAACGGGCCAAAGCATTACGATCGCTGGGGCTGGCGCAACTTATAACGGTACATATACTTTAACTGGTACGGTGCCTTGGAGTAATGGCACGTCTAATAGCATTCCGGCTTTATGGTGGAATTGGGCTTGGAGTAATTACCCTAATGGTTATTCTCTAATTCAATACGCCAAAGTTACAGCTAATCAGATCTTCCATCGTGTCCTTCCATACGGTACCGCGACCGGGCCGGATACTAAAACAGCCAGCTACGCAACCACTCCAGCCATCCGTCAAGCTGCTATGGTCCTAGCCGTAGATCTCTGGCAGGCCCGGCAAACCGCACAGAGTTCGCCTAATGGTATCGATGGCTATAGTCCATCACCTTATAAACTTGGTTACCAGCTGATAAATAGGGTCAGAGGTTTAATTCAGCCTTACGCTAATCCATCCTCGTTAGTAGGTTAGTAATGACCACCAAAGCAATTACTACGCTACGAAGTACCATAGCTAACGATTTAGCAAACCCTGGAGTATGGAGCACGTTTGCCTACCCTGCACCAACTTTATTGGCTAACAGCGTTTCGGTAATACCAGGAGATCCATATTTATCACCGACCAATAACGATTATGCCACTATCGCACCTTTGGCAACTTTTAAAATTCTTATTGCGGTGCCTGCGTTTGATAACCAAGGCAATTTAGCAGGTATGGAAGATTTTATAGTAGCTGTATTTAATAAAATTGCAGCATCTACTTTGGCTTTAACTGTTACTAGTGTATCGGCTCCAGCTATATTAGAAGCTGCCAGCGGACCGCTTTTAACTTGCGAAATCAATATATCAACCCTAACCACTTGGAGCTAAACAATGTCCGACCAATATGATATAAACGAAAATAATTTTCTGGCCAGATCTGGACAGATAAAAGAAACACCTAAATCAAAAGCTGCGCCAACCGCAGAGAAAGAGGAATAATAAAATGGCCGTAATGCTCAACTCGACCGTTGGCGTTAAAATCGCATCCGTTGATATTAGCGACCACGTATCAAGTGCAACGCTTTCACAAATTTTCGACGAGCTAGAAATTACAGCTCTTGGAGATACCAGCCACAAATTCACTAAAGGTTTAGAATCTAGCACGCTATCTCTAGACTTTTTTAATGATTTTGCAGCTTCACAAATCACTACACTATTGCAGACTAACTACGGTACTACCGTAACTGCAGTATTGATTCCGGTAAAAGGTACAGCAGTAAGCGCAACCAATCCGCTATACACCGTATCAATTTTAATTAATAACTTAACACCAATTAGCGGAGATGTCGCAAGTACCAATAATGCCTCGATCTCCTTTACTTGCAATTCCACCGTTGCATACGCAACTACTGGTACATTCTAAGGAGCAATAATGGCAAAGCTAAAGATAACAAGGGCTAACGGCGAAGTAAGTGAGCACAAAATTACGCCGGGTGTCGAATACGCTTTTGAAATATCTCGAGGTATGGGTATATCTAAAGCTCTACGTGAAAACGAAAAGCAAACCGATATTTTTTGGCTTGCTTGGGAATGTTTGCGTAGAGCTAACGTAACTGTACCGACCTTCGGTGTCGAATTTATTGACCAATTAGAAACCGTTGAAGTATTGGATGAATCAAAAAACTAATAGGGCGCGATAGTTTTCTATATGCAATCGCAAACCTTTCCGTAGAAACCGGAATCGCGCCCAAAGAGTTTATAGAAATGGATTCGGATTTATTTCGAGCCATTATTCAAGTTTTACAGGATAGAGCTAAGGAGATTAAAAAAAATGCCAGTAGAAGCCGTAGGCGTTGATGATGTCCTTAAAGGTATAGCTTTTTTTGATGAAGATATGTATAACCGTATCCGTCTAGCAATTAAACCATTAATGCAAAGAGTGGAATATACAGCTAAAGGATATGTACCAAGTAATAACGAAGTTTTATCAGGCTGGGCTAAACCAATATCCTCGACGGTAGATTATCGACCATTTCCAAAATATGATGCGGAAACGGTTAAAAATAATATTGGATACAAAGAAGGTAAAAACAGATTATTTAAAAATGGTTTTCAAGTCGAAAATTATGTTTATAACGTAAGTGCGCCTGGTCGTATTTATGAAACTAGCGGCCGACTTAATCCAAATGGCAGAGCTCCTATTATGAGCACTACCCTAAAAGAATTAGGTAATGTCCAAGGTTACGAAGGTATGAGTAGAGGTAAAAAAAGATCTACCAGAGATTACAGCTCTAATAATCCTTTTGCTGGAAATCAATTCGTTACAGCTTTGGAGCCAGTAACCTCTCAGCCTAAAATAACTGGCGTACGTGGTGGCGGTCGTAAGACTAAAGGCCGATTAATATATAAAGCCTGGGCCAAAGAAAGTCCAAAAGTTTACGATGCAATCGTGGCAGCTGTAAATGCTACAGGTGTTTATTTTAATAAATCTACCGAAATTAAAAAGGCTGCATAATGGCCAACGTAATAGTTTCGGCCCTTGCTACCTGGAATGGTAGAGCATTAAAAAAAGGGCAAAAAGATATATCGTCTTTTGACAAATCGGTTAAAGCCCTTGGCCGCACTTTTGGCGTTACTTTTAGCGCAGCTGCGTTAGTCAATTACAGCAAAAAAGCGGTTAATGCTTTTGCAGCTGACCAAAAGGCAGCTAAAGCTTTAGAGGTACAGTTAAAAAATACAGGTAACGAGTTCGCCGGTCCAGCTGTAGAAATGTATATAGCTAACCTTCAGAAAATATCGGGCGTATTAGACGATGAATTACGGCCAGCATTTCAAAGTTTATTAACTGTTACAAAATCTGTCGAGTTAAGTCAATACGCTTTAAATACAGCTTTAGAAGTAAGTGCCGGTACTGGTGCATCGGTAATAGAAGTAAGTAACGCTATAGCCAAAGGTTTTGCCGGACAAACAAGAGCCCTTAAAACTTTAGTACCTGGCCTAGATGAAGCCGCTTTAAAAGCCGGCGATATGGATGCTATTTTAAAAGAATTAAACAAAAAATTTGCAGGTCAATCCGCAGCAAGATTAACTACCTATGCTGGAAAGATGGATCAATTAAAGGTAGCGAGTTCGAATGCTACTGAAATCATCGGAGAAGGTTTAGTAAATGCTTTAACAGAATTAAGCAAAGATAAAAGCATAGCCAATTTAGCTACCAGCATGGAAAATTTAGCTACTAATACTGCTGCTGCTATTACTGAAATTGGTAAAGTAATCGGAAAAATTACTGAATTAACCAGTAACCCTTCATTTAAAGCAGCTTTAATATTCGCGGCTTTATTGACTAAAAACCCTAAAGTGGTAGTAGGCACGCTAGGTTTTGTAGGCACTAGTGGAGCTTTAGAATTAGCTACAAAGGATTATGGTTTAGGTAATCAAGGCGGTACACCATTCGGACAGGCTGGATCGGCAGCAGACTTAGCAAGGCAAACAGAATTAAAACGAATTCAAGCATTAAATAAATTAAGAGCTGAAGAAAACGCACGTATTAAAACTAAAAATGATTTAGAAAAATTAAAAGATAAATACGACGTAGAGCGTATTGGTTTGATCGCTGCTTTAAATGCTGCTACCGATGAAGAAACACGATTACGTATAGCTGAAAAATTAGCAATTTTGGATGGTAATGCAGCTAAAGCCCAAGAATATTTAGAAACCTATCAATTAATAGATGCTACTTCAAAAGCTGCCGATGCTTTAATTCAGGCCGGCAATGCAGCTTTATATTTTAAAGATTGGGCTAATTACAGATCAGGCGAGCGTGGCGATAGTACCTCTATGAGTAACGTGCCTACAGCTGGCAGCGGTATGTCTTTACCAAGTGCGGTATTAAATACTCAATTACCGGATTGGCAAGCATTTAGATCAGGCGAGCGTGGCGATGTTAATATCACCGTCCAAGGTTCATTACTTACGGATCAAGATTTAGCCGATACTATTCAAAATACAATTTTAAATTTAAATCGCCAAGGCCGAGGATTAACGCCAGCTGGTGGATTATCGGGTGGTACATAATGGCCGTACCAACAGTAAACGCGATTATTAACTTTTCTACTGGTCCGTCTTTTGCGCAAGCTATGATATTAGACCAAGGCATTTTAGGCACTAACGTTTTAGCTGATAGCGCAGCTGTAATCGTGGACGTTTCTAACCAAATCGATTACATAAAAACCCAGCGCGGCCGAAATGCGTTAGTCGATCAATTTCAGACCGGTACTCTTAGTTTGAGAATTATTGACCAAAACGGCGATTTTAATCCGCAAAACCCTAGCAGCCCATATTACGAGCTATTAACACCGATGAAAAAGGTTCAGATAACGGCTACCTATTCAGGGGTTACCTACCCTATTTTTGCAGGGTTTATAACTAGCTACGTTACCACCCAGCCTAGGGAAGCAACCGAGGTCACCTATACCACCATAACCGCCGTAGATGCCTTTAGATTGGCTCAAAATGCCCAAATAAGCACCGTTACAGGGGCTACCGCAGGTAATCTATCCGGCACTCGTATAAATCAAATCCTGGATGAAATCGATTGGCCTGCGACTATGCGCGATATAGATGCCGGCCTTACCACGATGCAAGCTGATCC